GAAGTTGAACGAGCATCAAACTCAATCTCACGATACCTGGTTTCTAAAATTGGTTGCAGAACTGCACCAGATCCATTGCCGCCATCAATAGTGATAGAAGTAACATCTACCAAATCAAAATCTTGTGGGTCAATTTGTACTTCAGTTACACTACCACGAACTACAGGTCTTACAAGAGCAGTGGTATAGGCAGCTCCAGGAGAACCGATTTCAATGGTTGGTGGATTGATTACATCATAATTTTTACCACCATTGTAAAGTCTTACATTTTTAATTGGACCAAAGTAAATCTTATCATTTGACTTATAGTTTACAACTTCAGTGCCATTAACTAACATTCCTGTGGATCCAGGAATAGTTGATGTTCCTTTACCGTCCTTGATATTTCTAACGATTGGGAATTTTTTCAGCAATTGTTGGGGATAAATTGCCTCACTTTTTTGACTTGCAAGAACAAATTTATGTGTACCTGCCCCAGCAGACGTAAACTCTAAAGAAGATCCTCCCTCAATTAAAGACCTAGAAGCAAAGAGTTTAATTTGATTGGATGTGGACAGCACCTTAACGAAGTAAACGCCCTCAGAGAGTCCTACAAGCGTGTCTGAGGATGCTTTATAGAAGACTTCATCACCAGTTACGAAGGGAACTGGTGATGCAAAAGAGATAATGCTGTATTTTTGTGTTGACGTACTAAATCCTTGAAGAGCACTGCCAGCAGCAGACGCAAGAGTTGCACTCAGAGCAGTTTCACTAATGTCATATGAAGGTAAAGAGTTTGAAGCAACGTATGCATGGGTTTCGTCAGTATATACATTCTGAACATCACTGGTGATGGTATTGTCGCCATAAAACAATGAAGTACCGCTACTGGTAGCGGTTTCAACTTTTCTCCTAATTGTGTAGATTGTTGTGGAATTAGCAGTAAATCCTACAAGGTTGTTGAGGGTGATTTGCTTGTTTACAGCACTAACTGTAGCGACTACAGCGTTCGCATGGAGAACAGTTTCCGTGGATCCACTTAGAATATCTACAGTATCTCCGACTTTAAGACTAGATTCATCAATTTCACTCTTCAATTGAACTGTGGCACCATTGATGCTCTCTACATCAAATCTACAACTTGTGTTGTAAATCCAACTATTAGCAAATATTTGCTTATCAGTCTTATTCAGTTCTGGATTTTTGATTCTCTCACCAATATTTTTGACAAATATCTTTTGACCCTCATTAGAAAGTAAAATGTCATTCGTCGCTTTAAACTTAGAAAGAACACCACCAATACGAACTTCTACTTTCTTGGAAATATTACCATCTTCATAACCAATGTAGACTTCATCAGTTCTAAGTTCGGTTGATGGGGGAATTGCAGTGCCAATTCCACTACATCCAAGAAACTGGTTTACAGTTTTATCTGTATATTCAATTGTATTTCTTCCAGAAACAATCTTTCCAGTCTGAGCAAACCCGACTGTAGAATCAACAGTTACTACAGAAGCACCAACACTGACTGTGTTTACTACTCTGGTAGCAGGTTGTACTTTAAATGTTCCCTCAATGAGATCTCTATCATCAAAACCTACAAACAATCCGAGTTTATAGTATGTACTGATTCCAGAACGTGTGAAAATTTCTACTTCTGATACTGAAGCTTGAGTTGCACTATCAGTAGATTTTCTGATTGTTTGCCCAACTAACTTGTTTGGATCACCAGAAACTCTCTCAACAACAACCTCTTCTCTTCTTCTAAACTTTGCTGTTGATGGTTTTACCAGATAATCTTCTAAATCAATTATCTTTGGATCAACACCATAAAGAACTTTAAAGAGAATCTTGAAAGAATCCTCTGTTCCTTTTGATTCGTATAAACTTCTTATCTCCTTGACAAAGTTATTAACATCTAAATCATCTACAAAATCAACATCTTCAAGACCAGGAGCAAAAGAATACTTTAACTTTCTATAAAACTCCTTAAGGAAAAGGGCACTAAGGTTCTGTACCGTAGAACCATTGGCGTGAACCTGCTCAGAGGTGTCGCTGAATACTAATTCTTCTGGATCAAGAGAAGAACGATATGAAGAAATACCACTAAAACCTCTAATACATCCTGTAAAAGAGGTTGCAGTTTTTCCAGTATATGTTATAATTTCATCACCAATCTTAAACAGACCATACTCATCAGGAAATCCTTTGGTTGTAGAAACCTGAACTGTATCAGCAGTAGAGGAAATACCAGCAGTCAAACTGGTGTATCCAGTGACAACCTCTGGTGTAAGGTTGTCAAATTTGAGATACTGGTCTAAGTTCTCAACAATATCAGTAGCACCGCCCTGATGTTCTTGAGAAATATAATATTGCTTCAGAAAGTCAATAGATTTTGGACTTTCGGATCTAAGAAATTCGGGTAACTGACTTTCAATTACTTGTTGAACTTTTACCCTTCTTTCAAATCCTGTTTGTATCATTCTTATCCTCTCTTAAGTTCTCCGTTTAGATAACTTGAAGTAACTTTATAACCGACGCCAGAGATCTGTTCGCCAGATGTAATAGTATCTTTAATCATATTTATCTCACTATCAGCAACCGAGAAAGATAGATAAAGGTCTTTCAAACCTATAACATCGTTTGAATCAGGGACTGCCTGAATCTCAACAATATTATTTTCTTTAACTGTAGAGGAGAATGTGATCGTATTCAGTAATATCTCACCCTTCACATAATCAACTGTTCCTGCTGACTTGATTACAACCTCATATTCACCTTTATCATTGCTTTCTTTAACTACAGAAATAACTCCTTTACCATTTTCTCCTGGAGTATCAGTAAAATAGAATGTTCCACTTTTTCCAGAGAGTCCAAATCCTGTACTCTTGATGTTAAATCCATTTTTATCCATACGGAACTTATTTCCGTAGCAAAGTTCATACTGTGCAGAAGTATTGATCAATGTTTTCAAATTTCTTCTAATTCTAACTCTTGTGATGTTAGAAGTAATAGCACTATCAGTACTATCAATGGTTTGACACAATTTACTGTATTTGAAGCGTCCACCAAACTGATTAATATTTGCTGTGGCAAAAGTATTCAGTGTTGACGAAACTTTTGACTTCAAATCGTTGATATTTGATACTTTTGCGTTGTTATAGTAGACTGCAGAGTCAATTTCAACAAAAAGTACCTTTAGATCAACGATTTTTTGGTTTATACCCGATAAAGAGTAATTTTTGAGTTTTGTAGCGATAGATTCTTTGTCAAAATCTGAAACAAAGTCGCCATTTTTGGGTTTGATGCTAATAATTACGTTTCCGAACTCCGGTGGATCCAATTCTTCACCACCAACAACCGAAACGGACTCAGTATTTGGGTAAATTGACTGAATTATCGCCTCATAATCACGAGCAGTGACTGCACGATACTGTGAGGAGTAAATTCTTGGTGCAAAATACTTAATTGAGTCAATACTTTCAATTTCTCCACCATTTTGTGCCTTTGAAGTGGTTGAAATCGTGACATCACTACTTGGAACAATCACATTTCCAAGATTATCTGTAACTCTTCCAGAATATGCAAAATTTTTCGCTCCATTTCCATCAATACCGTCTGTAGTGATGTAAGAAACGGTAATTATCGACCCATTTTCTAATTTTTTACCAAAATATCCGTCACCAAAGAGAAGTTCATACCTTTCATCTTGAACTTCTTGTAAAAGATAGATTTCAGAGTTCTTATTCAGGTTTAAAATGTTCTGGGCAAGCTCATATTCTCTTCCTTCACCAGAATCAGATGCTCCCTTAACTTTTACAACGATTGTTGAAGTATCAATGAAGGGATTTTGTAAAATAAAGCGTTGATCTAACGATCCATCAACAACAAATTGTTTTTTTAAGTAAGTTCCTTGGCAAACATCAAGGTCATTAAACTTAGCAGTTCCAGAATTGATAGTAGTGGTGACATTTTCTGGAACTGAGAAGACAAATTGACTCTCATTAACGCTTCCTACGCATACCAGACCCGCCTCTAAGGTCATTGTAGGTGATGTGCTTGTGGTTTGTACCGTCAGATTAACACGCGCCTTAGCGGCGCTTCTGGAGCGAGGCACATAACCAATATTTCTTGCCAAAGAAACAACATTTTCTCTCAAAGTTGCCGAATCCAAGAAGGATTCGTTCACAATCATGTTTGAGTTATAGGCAGTAATGTAAGTATTATACGCTAACGTGTCAATTAAAACAGAAAAATTAGATCCCTCAAAATCAAAGTCCGTAAACGTAGAGTTTGCACGGAGATAGTCTTTGATTTGGGACCTAATTTGGTCAAAATCTAGATTTGTAAATTTAGTAAAAGGCATATTACCTTGTTGCCTCTAGCAAAAATGAAAATTCTTGAGTAGGAAAGTCCTGACCAACAATATCATAAAAGATAGTAACATTAAATGTGTTATTATCTGGTTGAGGATCTACATCAACCTGCACATTTGCAACTCTAGGTTCAAAATTATCAATTGTGGTGATGATTTGCTCTTCAATTACACTCGCAGTGGCAAAATCAACAAAATCAAAAAGACTTGCCCGCACATCAGACCCTAAGATTGGTTGAAAAAACCTTTCTGTAGGGATCGTCTGCACTAAATTTTGAACAGATCGCGTGATTGCTCTTGCGTTTTTCAAAATTGGCAAGTCTTTTGTCACAGGATGTGGGTCAAAAGACAGACTTATGTCTCTAAATGCTCTTGATTCCCGTGAAATTGCCATTGATCAGTAGTTTTCTTGACTTTATTTATGGCAGCAGGGTCACCATAAACTTCTTGAATCACTCTTTCCTCTGGATCTTCGGTTTTATGTGGCTTGGACCAGTATTCGTGCATGTAATTATTAGGCATTGACCAGTAATCCGTAATTAAGTTTGTTGTTCCCCACATTTTATACATGTGATTTTTGTCCCTATCAACTGGTGAGTTGCCCATTTTACTCCTGATTGTGTGAATCAAAACTTTTTAAGGGGTTTCCATCCCTTCATCATTATTTACCACAGGATATTCTTCCCTTTCTTCAGGTGTCGTCCAGAAATAATCATCACAATCACCCAAACGACCCCACTGAACACCATTCTCTACTTGATACCATTCCGTAGATACCTTAAAGTCAGGTGTTTTAACGTCTTGTGGCGTCAAAGAGATGTCATAAATGCGGCATCTGTTGTTTGGATATAAGGCATATTGACCATTATACAGTTCAATCAAGTTGAATGACTTATGCTCACTTGGCATTTCTGCTGTTGAGTAGTCAATAACATCAGGATCACCATGATAATTATCCAAGGTGCAAATATATTCACCTTTCAATGATCCAAAGTGCCGTGTTCTAACTTCCCATTCCATTGATCCAACATGCTGTTTGCACAGTGTTGTCACATTATAGTCCATACAGTTCCAAAACTGTAGGTTAGGAAGATCTAAATCAGGGTCTGGAGTCTCTGGTTCAGATACAAAGGCACTAATAGGAAGTTTATCATACATCGCCCCATAATCAGGAAGGTACGTTTCAAAGTAAAAAGCACGACCAGGGATACTTTTAGCAGCAACCCAGATACCTTTTACAAATTCACCATGACCATACTCATGGTCACAGAGATATTCTTTACGAACCCAAGTATGAACTGCTGGTAAATTGGTAATTAATTTACTCATGCCCAATCCTTTTCTTTCTCTAAGTATCTATACAAAAGTTCTTCATCTTTTTTAATATCCCGAATAGCAATATAGAAGTCTTCTTCATCAACTCCTAAATTAGGATCATCAGAATGGTTGACATAGTATGCCTGATAGATTCTATCAAGATCACAGTCAATCCAGAACCCTTCTTCATCGCACCATGTTAGGGATACAATGTTATCTTCCATCCATTTTGGTATCTTATCCCAGGGCACCTTTACTGCTTCTTGACGTTCTTTCCAGATAATGGTGCCCTTTGGAATATCACATAAAGAAAAAACACCCACCCCATCACAGACTTTACTGGGTGCAAGGTAGGTGTAGAGGGTCATATCATACATCAACGACCTTGACCACGATATGCTTTAGGTTTTCCATTACGAGAAGTAGCGGCGTACTTCGTGTTCTTTCCCGATCCTTGACGAGACTTTTTCGGTTTTCCGGGCATAAACCCGTCTTTGACGACACCGACTTTAGAACGCATTGCCATTAAGAATAATCTCCAAAAACTTTAGTTTCAATGTCCGAGGGACGCGGACGACCTGTCTGATAGTATTCTATCGCCAGGTCATCCATAATATCAAAATACTCTTCCTCCGTCAAGTTCTTGAACTTAGTCTCTCCCTTGATGAGGATTGTGTACCTGTCAGCCATAATCAGATA